GCTAGCTGACCATTCCTTAAATCTGGCCATCATTGCCACAAGACCATCCATCATACCTGATGATGAGCCAGCAAATGCACTAAAGAAATAAACTATGCCTGCTGTCGCATCTCTAAAGATTGCTCTAATTTTTGGCATATTTTCATTTACATAATCCATAAATGATTGGAATTTGGAACTACTTGAAAGGCCATTAGACCATTCCGCAAATCGTGCTGTCATTTCTTCAAAGCCTTTTGCTGTAGAGGCTGTCAAAGGGGCAAATGCTACTAACATACTTGCTAGCCCTTTAAATAGGTTCCCCATTGATCTCGTTACTGTTTTCAGCATTGGGGCCCCTGTTGTGTTCAGGTAATCTAAAAACTTCTGAATAGGTGGTGTCCCAATTGCTGTGTTCAGTTGGGTCATCAAACTAGATACTGCCTGAGCACTTGATAAGAATAACGGTCTTAACTTCGTTAATAGAGTGTTTGTTATTTGCATCGCACTCGTAAAAGCATTTAATACTGGCTTTTCTGTTTCTTTTACAAGCGATTGATACGTTTTCTTCATGTTGTCAAAAGAAGATTTGGCATTCATTTGAGCTGATGTTAATTTCGCATTTTCATCAAATAACTTTTTGATGGTTGGTATTGCAACTGCCGCAAATGCTCCAGCTGCTACACCAGCACTTGTAAAAGCTCCAGCTAAAGCAAAGGTTGAACCTGCTATTGTACCGATCATTGGACCAAGGTTAGCAATAGCTACTCCAATATTCGCTATAAGTGGTGCAATCATCGGTAAAACAGCAATCAACGAACCGGTTAGGGTGTGTTGCATCAATTCACCAAAGGCACGAATATCTGTAGCAATACGTTGTATCTTTCTTTGAAAGTTCTCTATTCGTGCCTCTATCTTAATGACGACCCTTTCTCGAACTAATGTAGCTATTCGCGCTCGAATTTCGGCCATACGACGGTTAAACTCGGATACATCTGCTCCAACATCTACGTTCATATCATTTGCAGTAGTACGTATCGTGTTTTGGACTTGTCGCATACGGGCCATAAATTCGGTGATACGTGCACCAATACGCGCTGTAAAGTTCCCGTTCATCTACTTCACCCCTTCTTATTAAAGTTCTCAGCCCATCGCTTCATCGCTTCTTGTGCCTTAGTATGTCGAGTAGTATCAATCTTCTTCGACTCTTTCCACGCATTATCACCGTCAATAATTCGCTTGCGAGCACTTCTGGCGTCAAACAAGTCCTTCTCTATGTTGAGTTTCCTTTTATTAGCAGCGATACGATGAAAGACCGCCATACGTGCCATGTTTTCTAAGTCGTCAACATCTTGTAAGAGAGCACCTTTTTTAAATGCTTTGTACTCATTAGGCGTCCACGACATAATGAGATCTACATCATAAATCTTCATGTGCTGTGCAACGTCTGTAAGTACTTCCAGCCATTCTAGTCCGTCGACTCGGTTGTTTCGTCCAATAGCTCCGCCTTCGCGTCCATTAGCATTTGAATACCCTTCTCGTTCTCGGCTTTCTCCTCGTCTGATTTGCCCATCGTTTTGAATAGCTCTAAGTTCTTCCAAAACGTCTTCACACTTTTTTTGAAAAAACCCGATGCATTGATTTCTTGGAAAGCCTCTTTAAATAATTCATCTGTGTCTCCGTACTCATTGATACGATCCTCTAAAGCTGCTTCAATATCTGCGATACATGGACGAGTTTTTAAATGTGCTAACCCACAGTCCCAAAATGCTTTTAACGCATCTAAATCGAATTGTAGAAGCCCTGTATAGATACCGTTAAAGCCACCAACCTCATTTCCACTCTCGTCTGTTTGGTTGTAATTTTTATCTGCTAGATTTTTAAACGCAAAACCGAATTTCGCCTCTTGTTGTGTACCTGCAATTGTTAATGTAGCCATGTTATATAGCCCTCCTAATGTTGTGTTTTTAAGTAAAAGAAAAAAGCACCCCTAAGAGTGCTTTGACTAAGATGCAGTTACCGTTACTGCGACTGTCGTTGTTTTGCCACCACTTCCCGTTGTAATAGTAATTGTTGCTGAACCTTCGGCCACACCTGTGATTAATCCAGCGGATGTCACCGTAGCAACAGCCTCGTCACTTGAAACGAATGTTACGTTTTTATTAGTCGCCTCTGCAGGAAGTACAGTAACTGTTAACTGACGAGTGCTTCCAACTACTACAGATGTTGTTTGTGGAGTAACCGATACACTATCCACTGGAGCACCTTCCGTTTGATCTTTACCAAATTCCCCTGTTTTCTCTCCAGGTGTTTCGAAGCCATACGTTGCAAATTCAATTACCTCTTGTGGAAGTTTAGGTAATTTACCTTGTTGTGATTTACCGATGACTTGTAATGTTGCAGAAAGCTCTTGGAAACCGTCGCCTGGTGATGACTTCTCCACCGATTCAACTAATGTGTAAGCAAAATTTGCATCATGAGTATCATCATCATTTACTTTTAAATCAACTTCCCACACTTTTAATTGCTTTTCATTTCGAATGGCATCGAGAATTGCTTTTTGTCCAGGATCATTTTTATCACCATAAGCAGTGATTTCGAATGACTCACTTGATTGCCCATAAGCTAAAATACGTCCAAATTTAGTTTGTTCATCTACTAATTCACTCTCAAGCGAGTAACTATTTTCAGTAAGATTTCCGATCAAGAAACCATCTGAGCCAAGTGCTGCATCTGCTAATTGTACGAGTAAGACCGTGTCTTTACCGTTTTGCATAAGTGTTTTCCCTCCTAAAATAAAAACAGCCCCATAAGGCTGCTATATGTTTTGTACTTTATATTGAATTGTTAAAATTCCATGTTTTACACCAGGGCTATTATCGTCAATAACACGAGATTCACGTATTGTGACACTTAATACTCTCGCACCTGGTATTGGATAGTTTCGACCCATAAGAGACTGTTGACAAGCTGATAACATCTCGTATACTATGCGCTTGCCACTGTAATCATCGTTATCCTTCCACCAAGTGTGTATCGTAAATGTGATAGTTTCGATATTACTGGTTTTGGTATTAAATGGGCTCGTGTAAGGCTCTGAGATTGTTATATATGGATACGGTGTATTCTCATCGACTGCATCATAAACACCAAGATCATCTTCATCTTTTCGTGTAATGGATGTTAGGGCTTCGCAAGCCGTTAACTTTTGATAAATTACCCTCTGCAATTCAAAGAAAGGCAAGGCATAGTAATTACTCATAAGCCTAATCGCCTCATTTCTGATTTAAAATAATCTTGTCCCGCATCTACAGCAGGACCCCAGAATGGCTGTGCACGGATACCCTCAGTTGTAACCCAATGTCCTAGCTTTTCACTGTAGTATGACCATGGAATCTTTTTAGCCCTACTTCCCCCTGGTCCCTCTGCATATACGCCCGTACCAAATTCAACCCAAATTGAGTAATGAACACCAACAGTAACCTCAGCATTATACTTTCCTAGCATCCTCATTTCGATAGAATCTTTAAGACCACTGTCATCAACAGGTGCTAGAGCCTTTGCTTGTGACTGTATCAACCGTGCAGTTTCATAAACGATGTCTGATACTTTATCTAGTAAACCCTCTTCAAACCTTTGTGCTGCCCTCATTAATTGACGACCTGAGTAAGTAATCCTAGCCATTATTCCGTCACCAACTTTAACGCAACCCGCATCATTTCATGTTGGCCACCTTGATCTTCAGGATGGCCGGCAAAAGCGTATAACTCACCCTCAAAGCGTAGTTGCATATTAGATTTTAAATCTGTGCGATAAGGGTAATACATATAACGATCAAGTGGGTTTTGAACCTGATGCGCTAATAACCTCTCTTTTGATGTTGGTGTATCAACGAATGCCTCAACAGTATCAACCAGAGACCACTCTGTTTTAAAGCCCCCTGCACCATCAGAAACCTTCCGTTTATGAACTACTTCAACCTCATGAGGGAATTCATCGTAATGCATGGAATTTCACCTTCTTGTAAGGTCGTAAATATGTCCAGATGGCTTTTGGAAAATCGGTATCGTATGAATACGAGACTGTCCCCATTGTACGTCCAGCTAGACCTGTTGTTTGTGTATTAAACTGAATTGCTTTAGCTATGAACAACTTAACTCCCTGTGGCATTTCTGACGGTTCCCACTTACCATTACAATGGCCTTTCGCTACATCAAATAAAATAGGAGCCATTGCACGATAAAATCCATCATGCTTAGCTCCTGTTACATTATTCATTTGCTTTAGCTGATCTATTTCTTCTTGTGTTGGTTTCCACATAAGATCACCTACTTTTCTCCTTCATCGTTTGACTCTGATTTCTTGGTAGATACACGTTTAGGCTTTGTTGCTTCTACTTCCTCAAACTCATCAGTACGTAAAAGACGGGCACCTTGTTCATCAGTGACCGCCCATGTGATATCTGTTTTTAAGTTTTTAACTAACACGAATTACCCCTCCTTATTCTGGACGTTTAGCTGATAATACTGCTAGCGCTTCTGGACGTGTCACTTTGGCACCGTATAAATGTAGACCTTTTACTGCATCTGCAAAACGTTTCTCTGGGCGGTATCCTTCAACTTGAGCTGCTTGCTCAGCATACGTCCAGGCCATGTTATGACCAGCAATGATTTTAGAATTTGCTACAACGCCAGCACCTGTGGCTACAGAAGGTGCATTGTTAGATTTCATTAATAAGAAGCCTGCTGCACGACCTACAACGCCATTTAATAAACGCTCATCAGCTGGTAAAGAACCTGAACCAACAAAACGATCATCTTTTAATAATAAGCCCTCAAACCAAGGGGGCAATACAGCAAAACGACCTTGTGTGGGTACGTTTGATTCATCAAGTTCTGTTGAAAGATCCACTAAATATTCGTAAGCATTTTCCTTTGTCACTTCAATTGGTGCTGCATCTGTACCAATAGTGTTTGTAGCATGTACATAATGTGAGCCAATAAATTGGTCAGCAACATTGGATAGAGCATAGGCAGCCTCAGCCATTGCAGCGTCCATCAACTTTGGGTTTTGTTGAATTTTATCAAGATCATCAATCTGGAAATTGAAGAATTTTGATTCTGTAATTTGTAGTGAACGTGTGTGATCTGTTAACTCTTCTGGATCACCCATATTAGAATTTTTCGTATAGTCTCCAATTGTTACAGCACCAATACCGTTGATTTTCACTGTATCACCATAAGCCTTGATTTCACCTTCATAATCTCGATTGATTACACCTGTTTGTCCAAACACTAAAGATTTTTGTAAGTTGTGTAATAGTCGAGCTGACCAGATTGTTGGAATAAAGTTTGTAATAGCCATAATGTAATTTCCTCCTTACCGATAATCGGTTATAGTAATTTATTTTTAACGATTTCATCCCAGTTGGCATTGATTTCTTCAGTAGTCATTTTCATAACAGCTTCTTTTGTCAATGTAGTGGTTTGACTAGGTTTTTGTGGTGGTGGTGTCCCACCATCTTTGAACCGTTTGTCTACCTCTGCTTGTACAGCAGCATTAAACTCAGCTTCAAGGATTCCTAAGTTTGCTGTAGTCTTTTCTGCATCATCACCAACAAAGAAATCTACTAATTTTGCTGGTAAACTCTTTTCTGTTGCAGTAGACAACGCTTGATTAACTAACTTTTCGCGTGCAGCTTCTTTTTGAGACTGCTCAAATTGTGCTTTTAACTCGCGTAGCTGTTTTGCTTCCTCTGATTCAGGTGGGTAGCGTTTAGCAATCTCTTCTTCTAGTTTCTTTGGAAGTGTTTTAGTTTCATATGTTTTGATTGCTTCTGTAACACGAGTGTCTGCAAAGGACTGTAAATAACTCTTACCTTCTGCATTTTCGTTCAGGAAAGTTTGAACCGATTCAAGTGTCAACATAGTCCCTTGACCGTTTCCGTCATCTCCTAGTGGTGGATTATTTCCTGGCGGGTTTTCTTCACCACCATCTGCAAGCATTTGAATATCTAAAGGTAAGAAAGTTTTAAGATTGAATGGATTGTATTTCATGTTTTCCTCCTTGCCCAATTTAGTTATCCGTCAGAATCCCTAAACTGTTCGAAAGTGTATTTTTTCTCGTTCTTTATAGCGTCTGCGAGAATAAAGACAAAATAAAAAGCCATTCAAAATGAATGACTTGTGTAGATTTATAAAAAAGTTTGATTTTTTACCATTGTTACACTATTTTCTTTCACTATTAATTACTGTCCATTCTAATAATTTCTGATTTCCCGTTCCAATCTAATTTTGCTTCAATCTTATCATTTTCAGTTGTGTAAACTTCACAGCCAGTACATTCGATATTAAATGAATGTATATTATTTTCATTGTTAAAAGTTTCTTCACCAATACCAACATCTAAAGATGTTGAAGGATTCTTTATTTTATATACAAAAGCTTCAGGTGCAGGCTCTTTTCCAATATATTTAATTGTAAATTCTCCAAACTCTCTTTCTTTAGTAACTTCAGTTTCATACTTAACAATCCAATTACTACTTTCTCCATCAATATTATATTTTTGTACACCATCTGAACAAGCGCACAAAATCAAAACTGAAAAAAGAAATATAGTACCAAAAATTTTATTTAATTTCACTTTTCTCCTCCTAATCAATATTTTCTCTAAACTATAAAATAACATCATGTTTTTCTTGAACAAAAACTGCTCCAATCTAACTTTAACATAATTATCCAAAAATGAAATCATCTATCATAAAATTAGAGGGTTTTTATAAAAAACTTTATTTCACATCCTTAATCAGGTTTTCTCTAAGCAAGTTACATTCATCCCTTCCCACTAAATTGATTTCTCCAATCCTCGTAGCTTATGAATGGTATTGTGACACTTGGCGGTTTCACCTCTTTGTACGCTTTGTTGAAAGCCTGTTTGTAGGTAAGCCCTAAATCAGACATATAAGCATCAATACGAGCAGCCAACTGCTTTTGGTACGTATCGTCCATGTAGTCTCTACCCCGTCTGTACTCTGGTAGTTTGCCATTAACCATAAAAATTGTATGACAACGACACTGTATATCCATCGATGCAATGCCCCATAAACGAGGACCTTTTGCTTTCCATCCTAAACTTGGCGCTTTATCTTGTAGATGTTCTGGTAAGTGATCACTACCTCCGATTCCGTTGTAGTGGAAGTAGCCATCTTTATCAGCTTTCTGACCATCTAGCTTTCTATGAGACTTCCTCACCCTGGTATCAAGCGATGACATCCACACCTTTGTTAGCCTTGCTGTTTTACTAGCCTGTTCTTCGATGGCTAAATCAACCTGCGATCTAGCACGGCCACCTTCAGTACGAGCAACCAAGGTAGCTTTCTTTCTTGTCCATCCCATAGCATTTTCAATCCTGATAGCCATGTCTGTGTAGCTTTCACCAGCTTGTAGGCTCTGGGCTATCTCGATGTTCAAACGCCTGATAATTTCGTTCCTGTGTGCTTCAAATATCTTAGGTAACGTCAGAAACTCAACAGGATTAGTTAACGCTGCCTGTATCACTTCAACAGATGGTATTTTAAAGCCCATTTCCTCACCTGTAGACTGCTGTAAGAGATAAGCCATCAATAAGTATCTCTCAATGTAAAGTCTCTCTTGTGAAGCTTGTATGAGCTTAATAATCTGTTTGTAATCAACGTTTAACTGTCGAGCAATCAACTTCATTTCTTGGTTAAAACGATTGTATTTATTAACGTCAGTCCATGTAGCTTCGCCGTTTCTGCCAAACTTTCGATGCATCTCCAACATTTGCGCGAGAATAGACTTTAGACGACGTGCAAATACAATCTCAATGTCTCTCTCTGCTTTGGCTTCCAACTCATCTAAGATTCGATTGATTTCCTGTTGATTCATGAGTCATCATCCTTTGAATCATCTTCATCCAATGGCTCTAACTCCTGTCCATACACTCTAGCATCCTTCTGCATCTCTTCAAGTTCATACTCCACATCATCAACAACAGACAACTTAGAAAGGCGAGTACGCTCTGATACTAATCCTTTTAACGCTTGTGAAGCTTGAGCCTCAGATAGTAAATCAATAGGAATGTTTCGTTTGTACTCATACCAAACTTTCAAGTAATCGTCCTTTGAGCAAATGCCTTTTTTGGCCCATGCACTACACAGCACCTTAAATTGATAACGTAGAGCAGTCGTAAATTTTCGCTCCATCGTCTTACATTTGTTCTCAAGTGCCATAAGCTTATATTTCATTGCTACGCCAGTAGCATTACCTGCAAACGATTCATCACTGAAGTTTACACTCTTTGCTAACCGCATGATATTCTCTTCAAGTCGGTTTAAATGGTTCTCAATCATTTGATCATTAACATCTTTGGTTAGATATTTAATTTCATCATTTTCACCCATCAACTCAAAGATGCCAGTTCGAGCAACCTTCTTCGCATCTTCATCATCCATCCCCATTCCTTTAAGAACCAGATAGGCCAATCGGAACTGTTCAATTTCATTTGATGCATCGGATAGCGTTCGATCATAAGCGTCGATGAGGTTATACACCTTGTCTGCATCACCCTGTAATTCCTCATTATTGGGAACTCCGAATAAAGGGCAATAGTCGAATAAGTGTTTACGTTCAACTTTCAAAACAAAAGGTGAATCAGCATCAGCTCGAGTATAGAGTCTTTCAGTTGTTGCATCGTAAAACACCAGCTGTTCAATCTCTACTTTCTCACCCTCAGAATTAAGTTCAGCGCTTTTGTAATATCGCAAAGAATATTTAGGTTCGCTAACATCTGCTGTTTCAGAAAGGATAATTGTTTCCCATGGATCAATTGTCGTAACTCGTTCATTCCCATCCGTATCAATGTAAAGCAATCGTGCTGAATAGCCACAAATAGCTGTTTTCTTCCCTGACTCACTGTCCAAATCATCAATAGAATTACGCAAATTAAAAAGCTCAATCGCCTCGGATAATTTATCATGGCCTTGAGCTTGTTTGTCTACTACATATGAAATTGGATTACCGAACATGTAACCAACCTTTGTATCTACTATTTCAGCATCTAGAGGGTTATTAAGTGTATTGTTCACCTTATCGTCAACACGTACAATATTGTCATTACCTTGAGCATAATCGGTTGGTTTACGTGTTAAAATCGGTACTGCTGATAATTCTGCTTTATACCGATTGTAGTTAAGTAGTCGTTTGTTTCGTTCAGCTTTTGTCTCATCTACTAGCTTATTAAGTAATAAAGGTGTAACACCCTTTGCATCGATATAAGCAATGTATTCGTTCACTGTACCACCTCCTTAGCGGTTCTTCCCTGTGATGATTTCTTTGTAATAATGCGTATAAATCGCATAGCGTAGAGCATCCAGTACGTCATCCCACAACTTTACTGGTTCTCCTGTGCTCGAATTCCACACGTATTGAAAAATTTCATCTTCAAAACGTTTCACTTTATCACGAACAACAAATAACCTTTCCAATTTGAAACGTCTAGCTACTTCTTCAATCCCTGCAACAACTGCTTTCTTTGCATTGAATGCTCGTATTTTTTCGCGTTTGAAACGTGCAACATGTTCTGGTCGAGCTGTATCACAATAAAAATTGATATTGCCGTAACGCTCTTTAATATCTTTCGCTATCTTTACCCAATCATCAATCTCATAATATTGATGAGCATGTTCTTCACACAAATACACATCGCCTTGGTCGTCTTCAGCTAGCACAACAATAGACCCAAAGTGCTCATATCCCCAGTCAACACCAGCGAAATATTTCACAATATTCTTTTTGGTGAATTCCTCTGAGGAAACATAATGTACTTTTCCTTCAAAGTCCTTATATACAATACCTTCTGCAGCTACCCAACGGCCATGAATATCACGTTCAGTAAACATACCGGATGGTGTACTCGCTACAATTGACTCAATGTATTCTTCATCTAATTTGTCATTATCAAATAAAGAAAAGTGGAATACACGAATGTTCAAACGACCACTTTCTAAAGTTTGACCATCTTTGTCAATGTAGTCTTTCTTGATACTGTGCGCTGGATTCTCTGGGTTTGTATCGATTAATACTCTAGCTCCTGGGTAAGAACATCGTGAAATAACTTCTTTTACAAATGTGTCATGTAATGCGGTTCCTTCATTGATAAAGGCCCCTGCTGCTGTAAATCCACGTGCCTTTTTCCATGAATCTGCTTTGGCCCCATCAAACACGTATACCTTATTACCAAAAACCGTAACAGCATTGGCCTTATTGAGCTTCAATTCTTTGCCCAATATCATTTCCATATCATCTAGTACGTTTCTTCGTATACTCGCCTGTGTAGCGCCACCGATGATAAAAGATAACCCTTGCCCTTCATACTTCGCAATGTGCATTAAAAAAAGCAAGATAAACACAAATGTTTTCCCTGCTCGTTTAGCACCACTAGCGACTATGATTTTAGGTTTTTCTTCAACGAACGAATCCATAACGGCCTGTTGTTTTTTTGTTAATTCAGCCATTACTCTTCACCAGCCATACGACGTAACATTTTCGCAATTTCTGATTCTTGCTTATTACTGTCAGGGTTTTCGAGTTTGCTAATTTCGGCTTTTGTTTTATTGATGGACAATTGCATCTGCTTAAGCTTCAAGCGACGCTCATCATCTTGGTCTGCCATCTCAACAAACTGACGAATAGAAGAACGCAACTCCCCAATTGCTCTTGATTGAGCAGTGAGTAGTTGCGCCTGTCTTTCCCATGCGAATTGGAACTCATATTCTTCTTCTGTTACAGCCTTCTCTACGCCTCCACCATCCTCTTTAGAAAGTGGATAGTAATCGTATTTAGCCTTTTTGAGCTCTTTTATGATTTCGTCTTTGGATTTAACATACATAATACGTTGGGCCCTTATGATTGCAGCATACTGTATTTGTATCTGGTCCCAGATTAAATCGGCTGGAGAACGTTCATTCATCGCTTCCATGATTTCGAGTGTTTCCTCTGGCAAGAATTTCGCAAAAAAACCATGCGTTGTTGCATTCTGATTTTGCTTAGGTGCACCATGCCCTTTAGCATTGTTATTGCCCGCAGGAGCTCCCCGATTTCGTTTAGTAACGTTACCATTGGATTTAGTAACGTTACCTTTCAAATGGTCATCCCATTTATCTTGATTCTTCCACTTTCGAATTTGTGAATCGGATAATTCTAATTTGTCTGCAATATCCTTCAGGAGCATTTGCCCTTTGCTTTCAAGCCACATTTGAAACGCTTTATCACGTTTCGGATTTCTTGGTCTAGCCATATCTCATACACCACCACCTCCATCGTCATTTGTTTGTTTTGTAATCTTGCAGAATTTACATTTGACAAAAAAAGCACCCCTCTAGGATGCTTAAATAATTCGATTAAATTCATTTAGTAATATTTCTATTTTCTTAAGTTCACCTATGCTGTATTTCTTTTCACTGTTTGTCACGAAATTAGTAATATTGGAACGTAAATCTTTACTCTCAGTACAGATTAAAGTAGCATATTTATCTTTTTCACTTGAAACTAAGCTATAATTTTTTACAAAGTTATTATCGTCAGCTGGATAAGCGAAATAAACTAATGTTTCAACTCCTTTTCTTATATTCAGTTTTTGAGTTATGTATTCGTTTAATCTAATAGCAGTAAATCTCACTTGTCTTACAGGGTTTTCATAAGTTATTACTCTAAACTCTCGAATATCATCATTCTTTTTTGTTGGCTCTATAATAATGGTTTCTTCTTTATCCTCAGGATTGTCAGGAAACATATTATTAACTATTATCGACATTCCACCATTATTCTTTTTTGAAATCCCGTGTAGAATTTTTCCTTTCCAATACTTTGTTTCTATAATTAAAATCCCACTTTGCGACAATATGACGTGATCTATTTGCCTTGCTTTTATTTCATTTTTATCCATATAAGGAATAAAGATATTCCCCATTATTGTCATATCTTCTGGTGGGATAGCCTGATTTTTTATCAAAGCCCTTTTTAAATCAACTAATTTTTCATGAGTAATAACTTCCCCTCTGTTACGAGAATATTTTTCCAAATTTTTTATGTAGTTTTCTAGTTTGTTTAATTTCTCTTCATGCTTTTCTTTAACTTTTTGGAAGTCCTTTTTATATTGTACTGTTACTACATTTTTTATCTTTCCCAACTTTTGGTTATAATGTTCTTGTATTCCCTTTGATTCTATTTGCAATTGTCTATCATATTTCTTTTCAGTTTCAACAAGAGTTGCAGTTATCTCCTTATTACTTAAATTAATTTGTTCCTCATATTTTTTTATAATGCTCTTATATTTAATAATAAAAGTTAAAACAATAATAGTTAATAAAACTATTGCTCCAATATAAACTAAATCTAAATTCATCAAATCCCACTCCTTTAGGATATTTTACCATAAAACATAAATAAAATATCCTACGAACAAGTAGGGGGTTTTTATTTCCGTAAGTCATTTGGACTGTATATAACTTAATGAATTAGTTTGGCTTTGGACTATACATAACTCCTGCTAATTTTGGCATCACCCCATTATGGTAGTTGCTTTGAAAAATAAAAAGACGTCGAAATGACGTCAATAAAATTAATCATTTAAAAGTTTAATTACTTCTAAAGGACTTGATCTCAATATCTTTTTAATAGTGTTCTCAAGAGCAATTTCAACAGTTTCCCCACTTCCTATTCCTATTGATTCTGGGTAACCTAAATAATTCACTAGCACACGAACTTCATCTGACAACGGAAATTTCTCGATTTCCTTATATTCGAAATCATGCCCATACAAATTTATTTGCTTTTTCAAATCATTAGTCATTGGCTCATCCTCCCTTCACCAATATTATAAATTAAATTGGAAATAGAATGTAATAAGTATTTCACTCTCAAAAGTAAGTACCGTTGCCCAGCAGTCAAAGGGGAGGAAACTGCTCGATACTCACTTTTCAGGGCAAAAGAAAAAGCCACGCTCAAAGAACGTGACAATCATGTTACTTATTTCTATTGAATAATTTTTGTATATTTTCTGAGTTATAACCTAAGTCTTTATCAGTTATTGAAATGATACCTAACTCTTTTAAGTTAAATTCCTTGTCACCGATAACTATTCTTTCATTTTCATCTACTTCAAATACCTCTGACGATGCTACTTCTCCTTTGCTATGTACATGAACTAATAATTTAGACATAACATTCACCTCCCACCCAATCATAACCTAGAAGATGAAATATATGTAATATTTTTTTGCTCTCAAAACCACACCAAACTCTGCCCTCTCAACTCGTAGTGTTTTGGCTGTTTGATGCAGTTTTCAAAGCAAAAGAAAAAACACCCCGAAGGATGTTTTAGAAATTCATATTGGTAATATCTCGTCAATCTAGTTTTCATTCATTATGTTTTTCTGTGTATATAAATTTTGCTACCCAGTTGCTTCACTGATAAATCATTACGGCCAACTTCCATCCGCTTAAAATAGTCTGAATCCTCCTTAGAAATTATAATCCTTCCAAGTTCATCTTCATATATATTCCACCCAAATATTAAAAAAGTTATGTTGATATGAAGCATATTTGATTTCACATATAAAAACCCAATTAATATAAAAAGTACTGCATTTGTTATCAGGGTACTTATTTTTTCCATATCTATAGCCAATAAAGGTACTATATATGTTACTAAATAACTTAATATCTCTTCGTTTTTTCTTGAAACTTGCTTACCAATTATATCATCGTTACATTCACATTTGTTTATATACACTAGTGGTAAGAAAGATAGTAAAAACAATACAATTAAAATTATATAAACTGTTAATTCAAGTTTATTTTGAATAATTGAATTTATATCAAAATTATTAAAGGGGAGTATTGAAATCGCGACAATTAAATATAAAGGTGAATACGATGAAATAAAAAGTAAAACCTTAAATAGATTTGTCACATCTCTCCCCTCCATTCCATAACTATCTTAAGTCGTCTCTTCCTTTTTCACCATTTAATACTGTTTTATAATAAGCATCGTTAAGTAATTTTACTATATCATTTAACTGTTTTTTGTCGGTATATCTAATTTTAGATTTATCCTCATTCAGTTCTATATTCAAATCAAACTCTGTTATTATTTCTTCTACTTTAACAAAATTTTCAACGAACCTTGTCATTCTTTCCGGTTTTGACATTAATCTTGAAATTCTTTTTACAATGTTACCATCTTCAATGCTATCAATTTTAAATTGCTCAAACCCATCAATTTTATGTGTTTCTTCAAAGGAGGTCAGCACAGTATTAGCATTATGAGCGTATATAGTTTTTAAATCAAAAATCCTTTGCATTGATACGTTATTAATCACGAGTATTTCGTCTTCAAAGATAAGTAAATCAAAGCTCGGCTCTATTCCTATAAATGACTCGGTTACTTTTCTAAATGTTTGATCAGCTAATGTTCCCCATAGCCCTTTATTGAATTTTTTAAATTGAGGAATACGGTTAAGTAAATAAAGGTATTTCCCAGTTTCTAATTCAATTTCTATACAATATAAATCTTTCTTAACTTCTTCATCTACCCTTTCAAATGGTTCTTTTAAACTATTTAACAAATTATCATAAGTTACCCCAACATATGATTGTTCACAGTATTCTACAACTCCGTTAGGTCGACCATTTTCATTAAACTCAATCTGTACCTTTTCCATCAATTTATTTATAGTTGGTTGAACAATTTCAACTATTTCTTTTTGTAAAGAACGACTTAATGATGGCTTATATGAAATATAATCTAAAGCTTCTTCTGTTTTTATTTTTTCAATTAAAAAAAGTTTTACTTTTGGTGTACCGCTAATTAATTGTTCTATTAGTTTGCTATTAATAAATTCAATATTCAAAACAATTATCCCCTTTAGCTATAAGTATTTATTACTAAAATTATACAGCATATGGGTATTATATCAAATCGAAGTTGCACAAAAGAACGTTCGTTCTATTATATTATCTCACTTCATCTGCAATTTCAACCAAAAAACACCAAAATCTTTAAAGGGGATTAAAAGATTTTGGTGTTTCATTTTTAGCCTTTTATATTATTTAAGATACCTAGTCTCTTAAAAAAATATGGGCCAGCCGTGTATGTCATGCTCCGAACAAGTTTGCGAAGCGCAGGTCGGTCGTCGGTCTGTCTTTCTCTAATATTTAGGATTTTATAAATACCAAGTGAGGAAAACCTTACCGCACCGACCTACCTCCGAGTTTACATCATATTTTTTCTATCACAAAACATGCTACATGTTTTACATTTGTTCTTTTTGTTACATCTATTTCAATTGTTCCTTTTGCTGAATTTCTCTCACCGTTAGGAAATATTATATACTCATCACTTACACGAATAACTTCGATTTTCCTCTTTCTTCAAAAAAGGTGCTACCCAATATAATGGATTCATTCTTGATTACTTTCGATTCTTCCTGTTAGTTGTTAATTGAAAAGTCTACTGTACCTTAATCTATGGTGATAAATTCCCTAGAATCTTACGAAAGTTCTAAACCATTTTATGCTGTTATCTGCCTTAAAGACTTTAATGTTTTTAAGTTTCAAAAACAGCTTCCTATCCCCTTATATGGATAATATTTAAAAATAAGTATAAATTTTTACATTCAACACATATTAAAATTGTTTGAAAATTAACATCTAAAAGGAGGAGTTTTAATGTCAAATTTAACAGAACCAATTGTTAGAGAAGCTTTGGACAAATTTTTTGATAGTACTGCAAGAGGGAACCAAGGACATGCTGATGTTGACAGATTAGTAATTGAAGGGACACATATCAATTTTAAGGTTACTATTGTACACAAGCATGTAATAAAAGTTTTTGGAGAAAAAGTCACTGTTTATAGTTTAACAACAGATGTAGAAGGGGATTTTGACGTTACAAATCCTGATCCAGATAAACTAAGTTATACTGTTAAGATTCCAGGTGGTAGTATTTCGGTAAGCCTCTTAGATGTGGTCCAAATTTTAGCTGCACTAGCATAATTGTTTAGCTTTTCCTATTCATTAGGAAAAGCTTTTAAATTGGTTAAAAAGGTTGCTTATAGCATTTCACTCTTTTTTAATTGAATGGATATTTAATACATTAAAAAGATTAAAGGAATAATATTAATAAGATAAAGGAGCACATGTATAATGGGGACAACTAAATTTAATAATTTAACTCAAATTTCTTATGGAGAAGCAAAAAAATTAATAAAAAATGGTGATATTTTCTTCTGTAGTGGTCGATATTTGGTTAGTGAATTAATAAAGAAGGCCTCAAATTCAATATTTAGTCATGTAGGTTTATTATATCATTGGAACAATGATATCTTTGTTTTAGAAAGTGTTGAAGACGACGGTGTCAGAGCGATTCCTCTTTCTCACTATCTTGATAATTACGAAAATACTAATGGAAAATATAATGGTGAAATTTATGTAGCTCGGTATGAAATATTTGATAAACCTGATTTCGATAATGGAAAAATTAATAAAATATTTGAAAGTGCAATAACATTATTAAATCGAAATTATGACAAAGTTGAGATAGCTAAAATTGTTGCGCGTATTGGCTTAGAAGTTGGTAAACACCAAGATAATAACGAATATATATGTTCAGAGTTCGTGGATATATGTTTTAAGCAAATAGAAATTGAATTCCCACGTGATCCAGGTGGTTTTATTTATCCCGAACATATTGCTCAAGATTCAAACATTCAACCATTGTTTGAAATCGTATAAATGCAACAACTATAGTTATCTGTATTAGTCAGACCTGTAGACATTGATTAAAAAGAAGTAGCCTCTCGGCTACTTCATCATTTGTTTCAAAATATTGTTTCTTACCCTAAATATCGTCGTACTGGATAATTTCATGTGCTTGCCAATAGCTCTCATGCTATCCCCATCAAGCAGCCTATGAAGTATCTCAATCTCTCTATCACCTTGCACTAACGAAATACGTTTTTGCACCTCTATAATCTTTTGCTGGTATTCTTTAATCCGATAGTTTAGAGAATATACACGACGTTGTACTTCTGTATAAACAGGATCACTTGTACCTCCACTTGCCTTTGGTAATGTTGCCTCAATCCCATACATAGCCGTTTTAGCTCCAATGTAGCTATTGTTATCAGCTTTCTCTACTGGCTGCCTTGCTTCCTCAATAGTTTCAACCATCCATCGATAATTCTCAATCCACTGAAGTAAATTCTCTTTTGTTACTTTCATTTGCCCTTGTTTGCCCATTAGGTTTGCCCTCCTAAGTTGTGATATAATACCGTTATCTGACTAGCCTAGAAGGGCATAAACCAATTCGAGCTGTAGCGTCTGCAAACGCTGCGGCTTTTTCTTTTCTTTAATGGTTCATTCGATTAAACAGAGCTAATACATATAAACAAAGTAAACACATATATCTTCCTTATTTTTTAAAAAAATATTAAACTTGCTAAAATTGCCCATTACATTATAATAATATGAGTAAAAAGGTTCTTTAATCTTATTAATAAACAACGAATAAAGAACCATTAAACTTGAGCAATATGTCTCATTCAATTAAATTTACGGAGGAATAAGATTTATGAAAAAAAAATTAATTGGTTTTTCTGTAGCTGGTGCTCTTCTATTAGGAAGTGCAGGTGCTTATGCTAGCACCAATAGTAAGACACTAGAGGTTTTCTATAATATCAAAAATATAAAAATTAACCAGGTGTCTAAGATGCCAGAGGACAAACCGTTTACATACAATGGTACTACTTATGTTCCTTTGCGCTTTATCAGTGAGCAACTGGGATATCCAGTGGAATGGGATAGTCCTAACCAAACAATAAATATTGGTAAAACAAGTGAGAAATCTGCCTTTTATCCTGGAAGAGATCTAGAATATATGAATTTCCAAAAAAGTACATCTAGTAATTCATATAAATATTCTAGTAATAAAGATACTATTTCGGATAATATAGGGAATAAATATAGTAATTACATCACGATTAGTAACATTTGGGGTGAAGAATGGTCTTTACTTGAATTTCCTTTGAACGGTCAATATAGCACGTTTAAATCTGTTTTAGGATTGACTGAAGATGGAAAAAATTTACGTAAACCATTAACATTGGAAGTTTTTCTTGATGAAAAATTAATTGAAACCTATACTGTTTCTGCAGGTGATATGCCACAGGAAATAGAATTCAAACTCAAAAATGTAAATAAAATAGGCTTTAAATTAAGTAGCCCATCAAGTGCAGGTTATACAGAGGTTGGTCTATTTGACGCAAGATTTTACAAGTAATAAAAATTAAGGGAGGGGAAAAATCCTCCCTCTAATTCCTCAACTTATTCATATTTACATTATTTACCAATCTCTAAAAAATCTACTTACTCCACCTACGCAAATTACTAATCTGTTCTAGCTCTTTACCGATGCTACGTAGCTCCCTATATACCTTGCATCCTCTGCATTTCTTGGTAGGATCATAGGCTCTCTTTTTCGGGCACCCTTTACACTTTAGAAAAGCTATGTGGTCCTGTTGATTGATTAGCCTGGCTCTACGTTGTTTGACTTCCTTGCGTACCGTTAAGCACCCCATTCAATCGTCACCTCCGCCCTTGGCTGCTCTGAATAAAACTTACGAACATTTAGTTCAACGATTTGTGCATCATCATGCCAGATGATTTTACTCATCCCATCCTTTATGCCCTTAATCAGGTTATCCGCATCAGGTTTCGTTGTAGGTCGTAATTCACCACTAGCTATTAGTGCTCTTTTGGGTCCTGTATGGTATTTCTTTGGTGGCATGAGATAAATATCAGCCTGTAGTTTTATCGGCCCTGTAATCAATTCAGACGGCTTATTTTGCCATGCTACGAGCTTTACAAAGTCTTTGAAGTCCTTGCTTTTTGGCGCGTCATGTGTGACAACATTTTTACCACGTCTACTAAAACGAGGTCGTTCTTGCGGTTGTATGACTCCTGGTATTTCAAATGTGAGTACGTTCATGTTTGCCCTCCTATTCACACAAACCATATTGGCTTGAACACATCGGAACTTCCTCCATCAGTTTCAAAAGATCATATTGCACTCCGCCATAAGTTGTTTTTGACCATTCAACTACGTCATGGATTCCATGTCCTCTGTCATCACTTGTAAAGAAAGTTGCTGATCCACGCTTAGATGCTTTTGAAACAATCTCTTCCCAACGTGCCACCCTTTCAATTTCTTCAGGGAATCGTCTAGCAATTTCGTACAGTTCTTCTTTTTTACTATTGATACATGGCATACAACCAACTCGCCCCATACCTTGTTTATACAGTGGATTTGGCTCAATACCGTGCTTATCATGCTGCTTAAAAACGTCATATACATCCCAATTGAGTATTGGCCGATAGATTGTGTAACCTTCTGGCGTTTCCTCTGTCTCACCCATTTTAGATCGGCTCAAACTTTCATTCGCCCTAATTCCTTGCCAACTTACAACGTGATTTCCTGTTTCTAAAATCGGTACATACACTTGATCAAACATTGGTCTTACTTTCAGTTCAACCGTGCAAAATCTCGCCATTGTTGAAGGGAAACGGCCTTTCCACATACATAAATCCAAAAATGGATTACCTGTTGAATGCAGCACCTCTAAAGCTTGCTGGATAATCTTTTCTGATACTCCTTCTTTTCGCCATTTAGTGTCTACTACTTCACGTTTCCGTAGGATCTGTTGGCTAAAGTCAGGCTTAATTCTTGTAATAGGCCCTAGTTCTTTTTCAAGATAATCAATATATTTATAGGTATCTGGATGTTCATGTCCTACATCCGAAAACACTACTTTAAGGTTTGGTGTATCTCTTTCGAGTGCCAGGAGCCACATGGCTGTACTGTCTTTGCCACCACTGATTGAAATTACATTTATATCTGTCATCTTTCCACATCCTTATTAGCACTCTTAGCAGTCTGCTGATAAAACAACCTAATGCTGTTCTACCAGCAGCGTGTATTTATAAACTAACTTGCTCATTATCTGTTTCGAATGTCATTAGTACTTGGTATGGTCTTGAATGATACGGAAAGTGATTAACTTTACTAGCTACATCCCAACCTCTTTCCTTGTCATCTTCAATCATTCGCTCTAATTCCCTTGGTGTTCTGGCCTTGGTGATTTTCTTTAGTGGTACCATTTCCATCACCTCGATTATTTATTTAGAATGGGAGATCATCCTCATTAACTTCTATTGGTCCCTTACTATTTGCAAACGGATCTTCATCTGCTCTTGTATAACTTGGCTGGTTGTTATTACCGCCATAATTGCCCTGTAGAGCGCCTTGATGTGTTCCACCTGTATTTGCACTAGATTCGTGGTTTGATGCGCCATGCGAGCCTCCTGCGCTGTTTCTCGGCTCTAAGAATTGGATACTGTCTGCTCCACGTCTGTTGTAAAAACACGCTTGCCATCTTGCCCTTCATAGCTACCTATTTGGATACGCCCCTCTACTCCTATTAAACTTCCCTTTTTCATGAAATTAGCTAGGTTTTCAGCTTGCTTACGCCATGCTTGGCACTTTCACCTTGTTGATTTGAAAACGCCCGATTAACTGCAACAGTGAAGCGAGATGAAGCAACACCATTAGGTGTGTACTTTAACTCTGGATCTTTTGTAAGTCGCCCAACTAAAACGATAAGATTAATCACTCATATCACCCCAACTAGCTTGAAGTACATCTTTTTTGATACTTGGGAAGAGTTGACTTGCGGAAATTTGAATCACACTTACATTCACACCATCCATCAATTCATTTACAGTACTAATGAAAAGTGGAGAAGTTAAAATATGTTTGTGATCGTTATTAATTGCTATTAAACATTCTGTTCTACCACCACGAGCTTCTTCTGCTAGTTTTGGCTCGATATTACATGCAAATCTAATTGCATAATCTTCAATTGTTTTACGTGATTCTTTTAGTAATTTATCTTTTAAAGTCATGCTTCTACACTCTCCTTCTTACCTAACATTTCTAAGACCTTTTGTCTCTCAGCTTCGAAATTTATCGTGTTGCTAGTATTCTCAGTATTTGGCTTTGGTTCTTCATCATCATTGCGATTAGCGAACCATTCAGGAACTACCTCTATGCGACCTTTTGATTGTTGATAAGAGGATTTGCTAAGTTGCTGTCGCTTGTTTTTATCCCTTTCATCCTTGGCCCTTAGTTGCTCAACGTTCGTTATAAAATCTTTTCTCCAGTTTGCTAATATTCGTTCTGTATACTGCATTGGTTTGTTTGGTTGTTGAAGTGCAGTAATTTTCATGGCTTCATAAACAAGTGCCGGATCATTTTCTTTAGCCATGTGCTCTATGCATTCACAAATATATCCCGATGCCCGTTGGATGTTTTCGTCATAGAATTTAGTTAAGAAAATTAATTGTTCCTCAGTGACAGACGACTGACCGACTTCACCCTCTGTTGTTTGTTTTTCTTTTTTATTTTCTTTTTCTTTTTTATTTTCTTTTTCTTTTTGCCCACTTATCGTTGACGTATCGTAAGAACCCGCATCATTACTGGATTCCTCATTTTCTGACGTTACGTTAGACGTATCGTGTGACGTATCGTAATACGACTCGTAGACGTTACGTACTGAATCATTCGGGACTCCTTCACCAACCCATTGAATAAGTGAAGTATCTTTAACCAATTTTAGTTCTGATCTCACACAATCAAGAATTGGTTTACCACCACGATTCAGGTTGTATTTACCCCAGTTCTTAATAGCAATTTCACGAGTTTTCTCGTTGTATTTTATAATCTTGTGATGCTCTTTAAAGCGTTGCAGTAGCGCACCAGCACTTTCCATCGAATAGCCCATGTCAAAAGCAATTTGCTTTTTGGTAATTTGATAGATGCCAATTTGAGTCGTACTTTCATTTGTCAGCAAATACAGAAAGAAGTACTTGTCCTCTGCTGTCATTTCCTCAACCACACGAGGATCGTTCCAAAAAGTTGTATAGACGTATCTGAATTTAGCCATTAGCCCTCGACTCTCCCTTTAGCGTAATATTCTAATTATTAATATTATTAAGCATTAACCAGTGCAATTTTTTATATTTCCCTTACTAAAAACTACTAGGAGAACGTTAGGAAATAAGTAAAAAAATTTCCCGGGTAAGCGCAAGAAATGACAAGCTTAGTTGTACATTCCAACACCAAATGTCTGATTTCATCGTTGTTCCCTCTTACCTGCTCAAATATCCCAGCAGGCATAAGGACTTTGTGTGGTACGTTATTCATCTATCTGCACCACCTAATCTAGTAGATATTCAATTTCAAATGTGCCATTAAGTTTCTTAGTCGTTCGACAAAATTCGCACTTGTCACACCTGTGTGGATTTCTACGCCCTAGCTTTGCATCTATGATGCTTGGCAACATTGTTTGAACATATTCTTTCTCGAAATCGAAACGCTCTGAATCGAAATGTAAAACTGCTTTATCAGGTGGAGATTCTTTTGTAACTGCCACAATGTATGGATCATAGTAACGCCCTGTATTTTGAAAAATGATCTCTCGATACACCCACATTTGCAGCACATAATCAAAGGCTTGTACAAATGAAACCAAAGTATTATATTTCCCACTCCAGTATCGTTTACTAAGCTCTTGCGTACTCTTTAAATCGCTGAAAAACCCACGTTCATGATTGATATTGTCTACTTTGATTTTCCACTCTACCCCAAATATTTCGCCTGTATAGATGACCTCTTTTTCACCCTGTAAAGCAAACATACAAAACTCATCATTTTTGATAGTCTCTATCATGTCATCTGCTTTTTCGTAATTCTTATACTTGTTGCCGCGATTGTTATAAATGCTGTCGTGGTTTCGTTCAAGAAATTCAGTAAAAGCAGTATCACTTTCAATGGCTGCATGTATATATGAACCAACCATTAATACTGTAGAAGTAGGACGAGAAAACTCGCCCCTAACCTCTGCAAATGTTCTTGCTTCACATTCTATAGCGCTTTTAAACTGAGATACCGACATGTAATGTTGGTTGGCCTCATTCGAGTGGTAATTCTGGCTGTTCAATTGGAATGTCGTTTGTTGCATCTGGTTTCACCTCTGTTATTGGTTCAACTTGAGCTTTAAAATCATTACCTAATCCACTAGATTGCTTTTTAGCATCATCTTTATTAAACCAATCATCTACCTTACTCAAGCCGTCTCTTAAGCTGTTAAATATGTTAATTAACTCTACATAGTCATATTCAGTAAATGAATCAGCGTTGTAACCAAACTTTGCTTCTATCATTTCTTGAGTGACACGATGTTGTTCTTTGTAACCACGTAATGCATTTGCTATACGATCTTTTAATGGACCTTGACTATTACCAGCTAATGTTTCATGACATTGACCAATCGCTTTATCAATTATGTCACCAGGAATCACACCTAAGATGCATGACCGCAAACGACGAGCACCATCGTTCGCTACTTTCTCATAAATATCACGTGGATCTTCTAATTTTTTAATAGAACCTTTAGCTTTCATAGAGTGCTTAACGGTAAATACCTTTTCTTGACGGACATTCGTTTCTAGGTCCCAACAGAATGCTTTTGCTACTGATTCGCCTTCGCGTTGTTCTAGTTCCTGAATGCCGTAGGATAAATTGCCCCAGTTTTGCGCAATTGCCTCAGCTAATCGAATAGATGGTCCTGTTACACGTTGTCCACCACGAGGATATTGATACATTGCAACCTGCGCTAGTGCCGGACGTTTACAAGTGTCTAATACACGTTGCTCAGCTTGGAATACGTTTCTAGGAAACTGTTTCGCCATGAAAATTTGTCCTTTGACTTCTTCCATCTCACGGGAGGAACTAGCCTGTGCTAGTACCCCTTGTGGTTGTTGGAAAGGAATTGGATTATTGAATTGTTCTGCTAAGTTACTCATTGAAATTCCTCCTATAGTCCGCTATAATTGCTCTAATATTTGTTTTGTAAGCCACTCTGCCAAGTGGTTTATTTTTTTGTGTAAAATTTGGCATTATAGTTATCCTCTAAATAAGTATGGATGTTATCTAGATGAACGATATCCCCATTTGAAAACTCCATATAATCATCATTGAAAACTATTAAACTGCCATAGATATCGCGGAAATCTGTCTCTATATATTTAAATGTAGGTACATTATTTACAGCTTCAATTGTTCCTAACACCATCGGATTCTCGACTTCAATAAGTTGTCTCACGCTATTGCCTCCTTTTGTTTTTGTAAGACATCTGCATATGATTTTGTGACAAAGCTTGTATAGCGTACATTTTCCTCAATTGCTACTAGTGTAAGTATGATCCCGGTAAACTCACTGATAATGTCATACTCAGCAAATCGTTCCTCAAATACTTCTGTGTCTAATCGCACTTCTCGCATTTTTGGATTGAATTGATTAATACTCATGATTCCCACCTTCTTTCTGATGGCGTCCCATCAAGCAACTCACAGTGGCAAAGCTTTACCGTAGGGAGACGGTACTGTAAGCTGCTTGACGAGAGCGAGATAACACTCGCAAACGTTCAATTTTCATGCTAGAATGTTTCTATATTCCATAGTTTATTGGCTGTTTAATCCCGCAATGATTAAATAGCTTTTTTTATTGCCAGCATGTGATGATAATTGGCACTCCGATAATAAGCATTGTAATAACAGAACAAATACAAAATTTCCTGTGTGATTCTGTTACATCGTCCTCCGGTAAGTAAAAATAATTATCAAGCCATTTCCACAACCTTCCTCACCACCTTCGCATTTTTCCCTTGTAGATTTAATTCAGATGCAATCGACCATAATTCTTTTCTTTTATGAAGTTTTTCTAGTTGTTCCAATGAATTATGTAAGTCCTGTTTGAGTTGTTTAGCTATGCCTGTTTTGCCTTTTCTTGCTAGCATTACAATTTCAATTGCTAAATCTTCTATACACATATTTTCACGTTCAATTTGTTCATCTAAGTTCATTTGATAAATCCTGCTTTCTGTAAGTACTTATAGTGGTCCATCCAAACCCCTGTATAACTTATGCCAAGGTGCTCAGTGGTCACTGCGATAAAATTAGCCAGTGCTGTAGCTGCCTCAACCGCCTCCTCGATCATGTCCATGATGTTTTTCCTTTCGAAATGTTCAATGGCATCACTAGGTTTTGCAAGGCTTGTACTAGTTATGGAATCTAAGGCTTCCTGCAACTCTTCTATTGTTTTCTCTCGCACACTGCATCGATGCAAATCAACTTTTGGACCGTTCAAGTAAATAGGTCCAGTTCCTGTGTACTCATGCTGCACTGCTAAAGCAAGTTTCGGGTTATCAAAACGATTAACCAAGGTTCTACTAATATCTGATGGCACTTTCGCTCGGCCATTCTCATACCTTGAGAGCCGTTCCCTCCCTACTCCAATGTCTAAGCCAAGACTCAATTGAGTTTCACCACCCCTTAATTCCTTTATTACTCCCCCCACTGTGTTTTCAGTGACATTCACATTTATCATCCTTTCTATTTAATTAAGGTCACATTTCAGATTAAAGTTAACTTGGTTGCAACCATCAAGTTTCAGCAATTTGTGTATAATAATGGTTAAGAGGTAGTTGCCCCTACCTCTTAGATTTCTACTAGATTGGTAGTTTGATTTACATTGAGGCCATTTGCCCTGGCCTCTCCTATTAAATTGCACCTGCCCGTGCTTTTAATTATTAAATCCATTCATTCATAATGATGTTTTTTATTGTTTTGACTGTTGGTTCATATAGCCAAACGCGTTTTCCTTTGAATCCACGTTGTCTTTCGTATTGTTTGATACGCGGATCACATAAAATATGTTCTTCCAGAAATGTTTTTTTAAAAGTTGTTGCTCTCATAATGTCATCGATATCCCAAAATAAAATTTCTTGTCTAGCTGTTTCGTTAATAAGTTCACGCAGTTCAGATGTAATTCTTTCTTTTGTAATTCCTGACATTTCAAATAAGGTTTTGATTACTGTACTTTCACTGGGTGGTGATTGAAACATTTCATCCCTCCTATATAGAAACTTTTTGAGGAGTACGAGATTATATTAGCTTCATTACTCTTAGATAATTTAGAAGTTACTAATGCACTTTGAAATTTTTTTATAGTGATTACTCCTTTTAATCAATTAAGCACCTCTTGATTGTGCATTTTTTGCACAATTTTCTTTAAAAAAAATCGTCCAATCTATATTCATGACTCTTCCTATTGATTGCGCAACATTTACACTTGGTCTTAGTCCGTTCTCGATTTTTGTATAATAAGAACGCTCAATACCTACCAATTTCGAAACCTGTTTTTGGGACAATTTTAATGAGTTTCGTCTTTCTCTTAAAACTTTTGTAAACATTCCCACACCTCCAATGTGCATTATTTACACAATTATAACGTGCATTTTTTGCACAGTCAATACTTTTTGTGTATTTTATACACAAAGATTTTATTGTGCAAAAAATTCACTTATAATAGTTCTGAAAGGAGCGTACTGTATGAAATATGGCGAGATTTTAAAGAAACTTCGTACTGAAAGAGGACTATCCCAAAAAGAATTAACTGACCGCCTTACTATTAATAGATCAACATATGCTCGATATGAAACATCATCTACTCAACCGGATTTTGAAACTTTAAGCAAATTAGCTGATTTTTATAATGTGACTGTAGATTACCTTTTAGGAAGAACACATGAAAAAATGTATTCTTATGAAGAAGTAATTCAGCATAAATTAATGAACTTTAGGCAAGATAAAAAATTAACAAATGCAGATATGGCTTCAAAACTTGGCATTTCAAGAGATCAATATTCAAAAATAGAATACGAAGGCAAAATTCCTAAGGAATTACTTGAACCTATTACTGATATATTAAATATATCGATTGAAGATTTAGAAAGTCACTTTACCTATTATGAAATAAGAGAACGTCAAAAAGACGAAGCTGAGTTCCAAGCATTCGCCAACGACCCTTCCCTACAAAAGTGGTACAAGGAACTACCTAAAAGTCGTGAAGAGGATTTACAGAAGCTGCGTAAGATGTGGGAGATTATTAGGAATGATAAGGATTAAATCATTTATAGTAAATGATTTTTAAAATTGCTTTAAAAGTAACATAATAATATCTGAAAGAGGACATGTTTATATGACATGTCCTTTAAAACAACCCTTGTATGTAAAATATATACTATATTGGATGCTATATATTTTTTTATTATTTATTTAGGCATATTTACTTAAGTCAAATATAACTATTTATTTGATGGATATAAATGGAGAAATCTGTTTAACTATTAAAGAATCTAGCAACGCGAATTGTTTAAACGACTGTATAACAACTGAGGAAGCAACTTTAATAGTACAATTTACTTGTACGAAGGAGTGAATCACATGTTTGATCATCGCTAAAAGTAGCCAAAAGAACAAAAAATAACATAGGAACCGCTTGCGTCACAAGTTCAAACAACTAAAGGTGCAATTAGCACCTATGAAAACGGCTATAGCGTCCCTTCATATGAAATGCTTTTACTTTTAGCTAAAACGTTAAACACAACAACAGATCATTTACTTGGTAATAATAAAGACTCTACACCACTTACTGAAACCGATAAAGAGGAAGCTGAGTTTCTAGCTTTCGCCAACAACCCTACTTTACAAAAATGGTACAAAGAGCCGCGGAAATCTCGTGAGGAAGCTAAAAGATGTGGGAGATAATTAAAAATAGCGGAAAATAACAATTCAACATTTAAAGTGTGCTTTTGAAAGCCTTATTTGCAAATCGACATGAACTTTATAAAGTATACAAAAAACCAAAATAAATCAAAAAATAGTGGCTGTAATTGTAAAAGTACATTCATTTGTTCGAAATCAAAAAAATGGTGTAAGCATTAGAATTTGTATAAAATACATGTTCTTGACTAAATCTCCAAAAAATATCGCATATACTTTAGAAAAAAGATACTTGTATGGAATATGTGTTTTGATGATATTTGCGGAAACATAAACATTTATTATATAATGAAGTGTTAGTCCGTTAAATAAAGAATGTATTCTTATTTCTAAAGGAGAAGGTGAAAAGTATGGCTGCAACTGCTGATCAATTAAAGCTATTAGTAAAAGCACATTATAGTGGGGATGCTGAGAGGTTTAATACATTAATTCTTCAAATCGCTGCTGCCGAGGCTACAAAAGGACATGTTACTTTAGCAAGAGAATTGAAAGCAATAGTAGATTCCACTAAAATAACACCGCAAAAAAGTTTATATGTGGATCCAGAAATAGATGACTTATTAATATTAAAACAATCCAATACACTTTTATCAGACTTAATAATAAAAAAAGAGATCGAGGAATCTTTAAGAACCATTTTAAAAGAGTATTATAACCGCCATAAATTATCAGTTTATAATATTTCAAATCGCAAAAAATTACTCTTGGCTGGCCCACCTGGTACAGGAAAAACATTAACCGCTTCAGCGTTGGCAAATGAATTAAAGCTACCATTATATATTGTTCAAACAGATAAAATCATCACTAAGTATCTTGGAGAAACCTCCCAGAAACTATCCAAAGTATTTGCTTTTATAGAAACTTTTGAAGCAGTTTATCTTTTTGATGAATTTGATTCCATTGCAAGTGAAAGAAATTTCGAAAATGATATAGGCGAAATACGTAGGGTGATTAATTCATTTCTTCAACAAATTGAAACATCTAATAAAAGCTTTATCATCGGGGCCACAAATAATCCTCAATTATTGGATAAGGCTATATTTAGAAGATTTGATGATATTATTTTTTATGATTTACCCGATGCTAATCAGCGGAAAAAAATTATTAAAAATAACTTAAGCTTATTTATCATTAATGAACTCGATTTTATTAGTTTAGGTAAAATCTCCAAGGGGCTAAGTCATGCAGAATTGATTAATGCATGTAAAGATGTTATGAAAGATTGTATTTTAAATGATTCTGAAGTCACTACTGAATTGGTAATAAAAAGTATCGAAAAAAGAAAATTAACATATTTATGGGGGAACTAACTGTATGACTCATGAAAATATATATTTGCATAACCAATACACTAATAATTTTCCATACCAACCTATACCAAAACCTATCAAAACTAAAATCCCAAATCAGGATATACAAGTTCATGGGAATACGCTGCAAAGAAAATTTGAAAATATACGAAAAGCGGCTAATTCAAAGGTAGCCGCTCTTTCTGCAAATAACGGTACATACATAGAATTCGAAAGCGAACCTGAAATCAAATTAGCTTTAGCAAATTTAGAAAATAAAAAACGAAAAATTCGTCTTGTAAATATTAAAAGCAAGGACGACAAAGAATATGCAACCGTTTTCGTGCCTAAAGGTGAAGAAAGTTTTTTCACAAATAAAATTAATGACTATTTGGACCCTTCCAAAGTTACTAAAACTGGTAAGCCTAGACATCAAAAATTATTAAATTGTATTCATGATATTAAACTAGCATTAGCAGAATCATTTATACCTACTAATCACCGAATTGTCTTAGAAAATGAAAATAAGCAATGGTTCGAGTTATGGATAAACACATTAGGTGATACGAACCCTCAAAATGCAATCGAAAATTTTAAAAAAACATTAGCGATTTTAGAAATCACTTTCAAACCCGAGGTATTGTACTTCCCTGAACGCGCCATACTTATTGCAAAAATAAATAAAACTGATATTTCAAATATAATAAGTGCTAGTCCCTATTTAGAAGAAATACGCTTAGCAAAAACACCGAATGACTTTTATTTAGATGAAATAGATAATATAGAACAAAAAGAATTTGCAGAAGAATTACTAAAAAGAGTCAATTATGACGAAAGCAGTTCCATTGTTATAAATATTCTTGATACCGGTGTTAATTATATACACCCTTTATTAAATAACTTCATTACAGCAACAGATTTAGTTTCTTATGATCCTACCTGGAATAAAGAAGATAATATAATTGGGCATGGAACTGCCATGGCAGGTATAGCATTATATGATTCATTAAACAAGCATTTAAGTAGCTCAAATTCCATTGATGTTACTCATAATCTAGAATCTTCAAAAATATTGCCAGATCAGGGTATGAATAACCCCGATCTATATGGATATATTACAGCTGATGTTGTTAGTCAGCAGATAATAAACAACCCTGAAAAAATTAGAATCAATTGTATGGCTGTAACAGCATCGAAGGATGGGGTATTAGAAGACGGTCGTCCCTCCTCTTGGTCCTCTTCAATTGACTCTATTACATTTGGTACAAATGACAACATTAAAAAATTGTTTTTAATATCTGCGGGTAATGTTAATGAAAATGATTGGATTAACTACCCTAATATTAATATTAATAGTCCTGTACAAGACCCTGCTCAATCTTGGAATTCAATATCTGTTGGCGCTTATACATTAAAAGACGAGCCAACTTTAATTCCATCACAATATATTAATTTTCATCCTATCGCCAAATCAGGCAGTTTATCCCCATCATCTAGAACATCATTATTATGGGATAGTAAATGGCCTATTAAACCTGAAATAGTTTTGGAGGGTGGTAATGGAGTTACAAATAACTCATACAGCTCCTCTTTTGATAATTATTCAGAATTGACAACTAATAATCATATTACACAAAAATTATTTACTACAATCAATTCGACTAGTGAGGCAACAGCTCATGCTTCATGGATTGCTGCGCAAATTTTGAATAAAAACTCCAATTTATGGCCTGAAACAGTACGGGGCTTAATAATTCATTCAGCTGAATGGACTAACCAAATGTTATCTGAAATCCAGCCAATCACTAAAAAAGGTGATTACTTACCTTTATTAAAAAAGTATGGTTATGGTGTTCCTAATCTAAATAACATTTTATATTCTATGGATAATAATGTTAATATTATTTCCGAGCGCAAAATAACTCCTTTTAAATATGAGGACAAAAAAGTGAAGTTAAATGAAATGCATCTTTTTGAGTTACCTTGGCCAAAAGAAGATCTTCTTCGTTTAAATGACAAAAAAGTACGTCTTAAAATTACATTATCTTATTTTATTGATCCTTCTCCAGGTGAAAAAGGTTGGAGAGACAAATATAAGTATGCTTCTCACATGTTAAGATTCGATTTAAATGGTGTATTAACAAAGAATGAATTTTTATCAAAAATCAATAACGCTATGAGAGAAAAAGATACCTCATATTCTGGAATTTCAAATGGAATAGATTGGAGATTCGGGACTAACTTACAATCAAAGGGGTCAATTCACAGTGATGTTTGGGAAGGAACAGCTGCGGATTTAGCTACGAGTAACCTCATTGCCGTTTTCCCAGTTTCAGGATGGTGGAAAGAAAAAGAGTATTTGAAGAAATATAATGATAGTGTTAGCTACTCATTGATTGTATCTTTACAAACAGAAGAAAATATTGATCTTTATACACCTATTATAAATAAAATTAAAAATCCAATTTCATTATTTTAGTTTAAACCCCACTACCGAATAGTGGGGTTTTATTCTATACCACAGCAGAACAATTGTTCTTCTTTTTAGATAAAGAGGTGTTGATTTGAAATATTATAGTAACTTGGAAGATTACATTAAAGATTTTTACACAAGAATTGGAATTACCCATCTTCCTAGATTTTAGTGGGTGCACAAAAGTTAGGGATTAGAGTTTTTTATTGGCCGGATACCAGCCAGGCATTATTTGCTGAAAATAAACTACTTATTTTCCTAAATGAATCATGTACTCAGCAGCATCAATAGTAAGAATTTTATCATGAATTAGCTTATTACATACTGGCCTCTTTCATTATTACAGAAAGATAAAGCTAATAATTTTATGTATCTCGCATTAATAACGTCCCCCCACTTCAAATTGTGAGGTTTATCTTTCTTTAAAAAGGGAACATATATTCCCAAGAGAGGTGTTATTATGCATTATTACAGTCATCTAGAAGATTACATAAGGGACCATTACATCAAAATGGGAATAGTCTCTCCTAATCTTCTGGACTATAGGGAAATTTCTATAAAAATCGGGATAAAAGTTTTTTATTGGCCAGACTCTAGCCAAGCATTATTTGCTAACGAAAAACCTTTTATTTTCTTAGATGAAACACTTAGCCAGCAACAAAAGTGGCAAGAATTTTGTCATGAGTTGGCTCATGTATTACTACATACTGGAGATCAATTCTATATGTCTCCCCTCTTTCGTGAATATCAGGAACATAAAGCAAACAATTTTATGTATCATGCCTGTATTCCTACCTTTATGTTAGAAGAATTACAAGTTTATGATTACACAAAAAAAACGGTGTTAAAAATTCAGGAGCTATTTAACGTTGAGTACGAATTTGCATTAAGACGTTTAAAGCAATATTACAATAAACAAATTTTCTATAATTAGCTAGCATCATTTGCCCTATGAAGCTTGGGTTGATTGATATAATTAAGTAGATTTAACACTGAAAGGAGTGATGCAAACTGATTACCCTATGTAATTAGCACCTGCCCGTGTAAATTATGGAGGTAATCACATGGCAAGATATAAAATGATTAAAACAAAAAAGGATTGTATTTACTGGTATAAGGACTCAAATAACAATAAGAAATTCGCTTATCGTTACAAGTATTACGATCGTTTTGGAAAACGTAAAGAAAAAACGATGTTAAGATTTGAGACTGAATCAGCTGCTGAACGGGCTTTGATCGAGGTAAAAGCTAATGTGCTAGATGGTAATGATAGATTTGTAGAAAATGCACATATTACTGTAGCACAATGGATGGAAATTTGGTTTGAGATGAAAAAGAAAGTTTGGCGACCAGGTACCTATATACATTATCAAGAATCATACAACAACCATATTAAACCCCTAATTGGTCACTTTAAACTTCAAAAATTAACGAAGATGACTCTTCAAAGAGAGTTAATCGATAAGTTAGTGTCTTATGGATTAATGCGGGCTACTGTACTAGGAGTATTTCGTGTTTTCAAGTCGGCCGTGTCTTATGCTGTCGAAGAAGAAATTATTCTTCGAGATCGGTTTAAAAAAATGGACTTTAGTGCTGCACCTACGAGTGATAAAGAAAATTACTACACAGAAGAAGAGTTAGAACGATTCTTGCAATGTGTAAAAGACAATGACCCTTCTACTAGATATTCTTCAATTTTAACTTTGGCAATGACAGGTATGCGCAAAGGTGAAATGATGGGTTTAACATGGAATGATCTTGATTTTAAAAACAAGTCAATAAATATTAATAAAGCTCGTACGCGAACTGGCCTTGGTCCCCCAAAGAGTGATAACGGCTATAGAAAGATTAGCATGAATGACGAATTATATGCGCAATTAAAGAGGTACAAAGCTTGGTGCATTAAGAAGAAATGGGAACGAAGTATAAAACATGAAGATACTGACTATGTATTTATTTCTCGACAAGGGTGCCGTCCTATCGGACTAACTTACGTTGAGGATGCTATTGATATGATTTGCACTAAGTATGAATTAAAAAGAATCTCCCCTCACGGTTTAAGACATACAGTAGCTTCAATCTTACTATCACGTGGAGAAACACTTGTAACTGTAGCAAAGATCTTAGGTGATGATCCAAATACTATTCTAAAAGAATATGTTCATTCGTTCGAAAAGGATGAAATCAAATCCATTGAATTAATGAATCAGTTCGCAACTGGAGGATAA